CTCCAACATTAATTAGTGGTAGTCGTAATAATTTATTACCGCCACCATTCAAATGGAAACCTCTTCAACATCAATTTTATACAACTATTTATAAATATCGTGATATTTGTAAAATTAATTTTGATAATATAAAAATTTTTTCAATTGTAAGAAATCCTTATGATAGAATTATTAGTCATCTTTTTTTTTTTAAAGTAATAAATAAAAATGATACAAGTGATTATGTATCCAAAATAATAGAAAAACACATTAAAGAAAATAGAGATAATCATACAGCTCCCCAATATAAATTTTTAGTTGATGAAAATGAAAATTTAATAGATAATATTAAAATATTTAAAACTGAAACTTTAAACCAAGATAATGAAATTATAAATAAATATTTTGATTTTAATATAGCTATAAATAGTGATAAAAATCTAAATAAAAATTATTTTAAATATTTAAATAATGATAGTATATCTATTATTAATAAATATTATGAAAAAGATTTTTATTTATTTAATTATGAAATGAAATAAATATATATGTATATATAATGCAAAGATTTTTATTTTTAAATAATAAAGATTTTTTTGACAAACATAATATTTATACCGTAAAAAATATAAATGATATACCTAATTGTGATTCTATTTTATTTATAGGTATACATAACAATGATGCATGCATGGAATTGAATAAAATTACAAAATATTTTCCAAGTATTGAAAAACGAGCACAATATAAATATATTATTTTAATGGGAAAAGGTAATGGAATTATAAATTCAAACATTCATATACCCTCTAATATAAAATATATATTTTGTAATTATATTCCTTACTATCACGATATAATTAAATTTTATCCATTAGGAACAGATTATCGTTCTAAACCTTTTAATCATTTATCAAATGAAAATAATAATAACGATATTTTATGCTATGCTAATTTTTCTTTAAAAACACACAAAGATAGAAAAAGTATTTTCAATATTATAAAAAATAAAACATTTATAACAAAAGAAAATATACAAAATGAATTAAATCATACATTAGATTTTAATACTTTTTTTAAAAAACTTACTTCTAGTCGATTTGTAATTTGTCCAAGAGGATTTAATCCAGATTCTTGGAGATTTTATGATGCAATTTATTCTGGAGCAATACCTATAACAGTAAAAGAATCGTTTCATAACACATTCTATTTTAAAAATATACCTATATTATTTTTAAATAATATAAATGAATTTAATTTATTAACTCCTGAATTTTTGGAAGAAAAGTATGAAGAATTAAAATGTTTAAAATCTAATTATTACAAAAATTTAGATTTTGAAGTATTTATGACAAGATTAAAGAGATTATTTTTAGATGAAGATACATACGAAAATTTGTTTAATAATGATAGTTGATAAAATTATTATATATATATAATAAAATGGATATCAAAGAAAAAAATTCAAAAATACTTAATTATAAATTTAATTATACTCATAATATTAATAAGTTATTTACAAGTTATAAGTATAATGTTGATGATACGATAATTCAATCTATATTAAAAGAATGGTAAATAAAAAATCCTAGTTATGAAATTTTTTATTTTTCAGATAATGATGTTCATGACTTTTTTTTAGAAACAGATTATTATGATACATATAAAAAAATGAAAAATGGTGTAGCTATATCAGATTTTTTTAGAATATGTTTTATTAATAAATATTCTGGTTTTTGGTTTGATATTGATTTAGATCCTATAGAATTAAATATACCAAATTTTAGTAATATTCATTTATTTGATTTGGGATATGGTAATATTAGTTATATGTTTATTGGTGGAAAATCAAATCAAAGTTTATTTACTAATGTTATTTCAAAAGTTAATGAAAATATAATAAATAATTTAGATAAGGAAATAAAAAAAAATTCTGTATTAGAAATTACTGGTCCAAGAATAATACAAAATCTTATCTTAAATGCCATGAATATTAAAAATAAAAAGGATGGGTGTTTAGTAGGCACGATTGATCAAAAAATATATTTAAAAGATCATGAATATGAATTTAATTATAGTAAATTAGAACCTAAACTAAAAAATTAGGAATTTATATTCAACTGCAAAAAAAATATCATACATCAAAATTCTTAGCCGGTTTTAAATATATTTAATTTTTATTTATCAGTTAATATTATAAGTTTTAAAAGTAATATATATATATATATATATTATGGATCGTCCTATTTATATATATATACACGTATGTTGCATAAATAATTGGAAAACTATATTTAAAAATTTATATGATAATATTAAGATATATAAAATATATGATAAGGTAACAGAAATAAGAATAGGTATTTTAGGTGATGATGAAGAATTTTTTAACCAATTGAATGATAATAAAATAAAAATACTTGGATATTCTAAAAATAAACCTGGTGTATTTGAAAGATTTACTCTTAATAAAATGTATCAAGATTCATTAAAAGAAGATTTTTATTGTTTATATATGCATACAAAAGGTGTTAGCAAGAGACATGAAAATAATATAATGATTAAAGAATGGGTTGAATGTATGTTATATTTTAATTTAAATTTTCATGAATTTTGTATAGAATATTTAAAATATTTTGATGCTATTGGAATTTTACTTGGTATGGGTGGACAAATTAATTGTGATAGCAATATAGATAAATTTAATTTACCAAATATTATAAATAATAAAGAAATCAAAATAAAACAAAGATTTACAAAAAATATAGGATTTCCGCTATTACATTATTCTGGTAACTTTTGGTGGTCTAAATCTGAACATATTAAAAATTCGTTACAATATATTGGACCAAATTATTTAGATCCAGAATTTGCAATTACAAAACCTATATCATCAAATTATTTATCATTATTTAATACAAAATATGGCAATTATAATAAATCATTATATCTAGATAAACCTATTCAACTAGAAGTTGTTTCTAGTATGTAAATTTCCAAAGGTTTAATATATATTTCTATGATATAATATTAAATAATATTATTTAATATTAAATATATGATTCTAGATTGTATATTAACAGCTTGCAATAATGTTCATTGTTACTATAGACTAATACCATTATTTATATCATCATGTAAATATTTTTATCCAAATGTTGATGTTAAAATTATATTAATTAATGAAGTTATACCAATTGAATTAAAAAAATATACTGACAATATTATATGTTTTAAAAATCCAGGTAATATATCTGATGTATTTATATCTCAATATATTCGATTATTGTATCCATGTTTACTTGATTATAAAAATGGTATATTAATTACTGATATTGATGATTTACCATTAAGCACTACATATTTTACAAAAAGTATTGAACAATATGATAATGATAAATGGATTAATTATAGAGATAATTCATTGTGGTTAAAAGATCAAATTGTTATTTGTTGGCAAGTAGCTGCTTCTGATACATGGAGAGAAGTTATGAATATAAATAACATTGATGATTTAAATAATAGATTATTAGAGGTTTTTTCAAAAATAAAATATGGCGGTAATCATGGCGGTGCGGGGTGGACTACAGATCAAAAACATCTACATGATTATATAGAAAAATGGAATAAAAAAAATACACATTTTATTAATCTTTCAGATAAAAAAATTGGTTTTAATAGATTTCCGCCTTATATATCTAATAATACACCATATGAAACTATTATTAAAGAAATAAAAAAAAATGTATATAGTGATTATCATATCTGGAAACCATATGATAGATTTTTAGATTTTAATAATTATTTAATTAATTCTTTTAATTTAGATAAACCACTTGATTAATTATATATATTATTTATATGGATCTTGTATCGATTATAATACCAAGTTTTAATAGATTTAAATATTTACTTAATGCAATTGATAGTGTTTTAAGTCAAACTTATAAAAATATAGAAATTATTATTGTAAATGATTGTTCAACTGAAGAAGATTATTATAACTTTAATTTTAAAGAATATTTTGGAGATAATGTTTTTATTGTTCATTTACCTAGAAATTCAAGATCATATCTAGGAAAAGTATGTGGTGGAGGACATGCTAGAAATATAGGAATAATGTTATCAAAAGGAAAATACATTGGATTTTTAGATGATGATGATTATTTTCTATCAACAAAAGTTGAAAAACAAATTAATGCTATGAAACAATATAATTGTAAAATGTCTTGTACTGAGGGTTATATTGGAAATGGCATTTACAACCCTGAAAATACATACAAAGTATTCCATTATAAAGGATATTATTGGAATGGTTTATTAAATCATTTTAAAAATAAACCAGAATTATTAAAAAATATGTATAAAAATGAAATTAATATATGGGATAAAGAAGCTATATATACTCATAATGCCACAATCGGTGGATCTTCAATTATTATTAATTCAGATTTAATATCTAAAGTAGGATATTTTCCGATATCTGGTTATGCTGAAGACTGGTATTATTGGAAAGAACTTATAAAGCATACTAACTGTGTAGCATTACGAGAATCTTTAGTATATATTGATAATAATCATGGAAATGGTCGTTGTTGGTAAAATTAATAAAAATAAATTATTTTTATTATTTAATGAAACGATTAGCTTTTTGTTTTTTAATTTACGATGAAATCATTCATGAAGAATTATGGTATGAATATTTTCAAAATGTTGATATATCTAAATATTCTATATATATACATTATAAAACCAATAAACCATTAAAATATTTTGATAATTTTAAATTAGATTTTTGTTGTGAAACTAAATGGGGTAGTCATTCACTCATTCATGCACATAATTTACTTTTTAAAAAAGCACTTGATGATGATAATTATAAAATTATAAGTTTAAGTCAATCATGTATTCCACTTAAATCATTTGATTATATTTATAATTTTTTAACAAAAGATGATTTATGTCATTTTAATATATGTCCAAACCAAAGAGGATGGCATCGTGCAAAAAATCTTATAGATAGAGGAATATTACAAAAATTTATTCACAAAACTTCAAATTGGTTTATATTGAATAGAAAAATTGCACAACTAGTTACTAATATTGATAAAGAAACTATCAATAAACTTTATTCAGATATTAGATCTGCCGAAGAACATTACTATATTACAACTATATATTTAAATAATATGCAAGATAATGTTTCTTTTACACCAGATTTAGCATTAGCAACAACATTTACAAATTGGCATAATATGCAATACAAATTTAATAATCCACCAAAACATGTAAACTTAAAAAATTATAAAGAAATTTCAAAAGAAGAATTAAGTTATTTATGTAATTCAAATCCATTACCATTATTTGGACGAAAATTTTTGCCAAATTGTATTGTTACCCCTGATAATAAACCATTAAAGGATATTTTAATCACTTATATAACATAATATATAATATTTAATTCAATATTATATTTTATGTTAAATTAAATCTTATTAATGATTTAATCTATTTCAGCCAAATTTTCTTTTGTATCTTCTTTAATGTCACTTTCTTTTGTATTCTTAAAGTAATCTGATAAATAGTAATTACTAGATTTTTCTTTATTTAATAAATATGTTCTATAATCTATGACAAATGATGCCCATGTGCTTCTCAAATGTTGATGTTTTCCTTTATCTCTATCAGTTGCACCTCCAGTATATATAAATATTTTTGATTTTGAACAAATATATTGCTCTATAAAAGATTCAAATTCATTATATTTTACATCTTTTGGAAATAATTTATGGCCTTTCAAATCTGATTTTAATAATCTATTCTGATTAGATGTTGCTATAAATACATTTTCTAATGAAATATCCTCTTTTATACATAGTTTCGTAATTAATTTATTAATATCACTTTCATTATATAATTTTGTTACATCTTTCAGATCATTATCATCACCATAATCTGAGTATCTTAAATGTAAAGTTATATATTCACTATTTCCAAAATTCGCATTTATATATTCGTCACCAAATTCTCTTATTTTTTCTGAAAATTCAAATTTACTACATATATCTTTATACATATTAAAAAATATTGGATTCATTTCACATGTATCACACCCATTCCAACAACATTTTGAAATAGCTGTGCAATTATATAAATGTGTTATTTTTAATATATGATCTGTTTTTTCTCTCAATTCTTTATAATCTTCATAGTTTTTAAATGTTCGATTTTTTAAACAAACTTTATTTTTTGAATTTAATTCTAAAAGCGACTCCATTTTTAATGCATTAGTTATATCTTGTATTCTAGTATAATACTGCGAATTACTACAATTTAATAAATGTTTATTATCCATCAATTCTAATACTGGATTACCATCATCATTATACGTAAATACATCACTAAATTTCCAATATTTATTATTATTTTGCATACCTCTATGTCTTCTATTTAAAACATAATGTTGAATAATTGGTGGCATTAACATTTTACGATCTAATATTTTAGACATTATTATCATCTCTTTTATACCAACAATTTGATTTCCTGGACCACCATCTGTATTAATATTCGTCAAATACTTATTATTTCTCTCTTCGTCTGTTAAATTAATGTCAACTATTGCTTCTTCTATTTTTGCTTCTTCTATTTTTGCTTCTTCTATTTTTGCTTCTTCTAACATATTATTTTTATAACCACTTAGAACATTATATTCTTTAGGCCACTTTGATGGATCAGTTCTTTGTTTTTGCTTACAAACTTCACTTGTCCATCCATATGCGCGTCCACTCCATTTTAAATTTGTATGATTTGGTTTATGCCATGTAAAATATACTATCTCTTTATTTTTTTCTAATGTATCTAATAAATCTTGCATATATGTAAATGATCCAATATAATATTCATTAGATGATGCTAAACGACTATGAACAATATTCTTATTTTCCGAAAACGTCCATATTTCATTATTAATAATTTTTTCATCATTAACTTTGTCAGAATTTCTTATTTTGTCATCTTTCTCATCTTTCTCATTTATTTTGAATGTTATATTTGGTTCTGGTCCTAATAAAGCAAAATTTTGTTTTCCATTTTTTTCTCTTTTTAAATCATAACCACTATCATCTAACATAAAACATTGTAAAACATACCTTTTACCTTTTGTTACTGGAAGAACTTCATGTAATAATTTACTATCAAATATAACTGCAGAACCCTTTTCTATTTTATATTTTAAATTATTATTTGGAAATACTAATTCACCACCTTCATATTCATCTGGATTAACCAACCCAATTATTATACTCATTCTTCTATGACATGAATAATTAGTCCAATCAGTGTGTGCATCTCGAAAATGTTTTTTTTCACCATCACCATCATAATATAATAGTCTCCATCTTTCTCTTAAATTACAATTACAATCTGCTTTATATATCAGTGGTTTGTCTATAAAAGCACATTCCGGATTAGTTAATGTGTAATCTAATCGAATTTTGTGTTCTTCTTGAACAATATTTTTTTTACCAACTGTTTGACATGCCGGTATAAAATTTTTGGTTTTTATAAGATTTTGTATAAAACTGTATTGATCATCATTCAAAAAATTATGCATAATTTTTATTGAAAATGGAGAAATCCAATTATCCATATAAATTTAATTTAAAAAAACGTATTTAAATTTATATAAATTGAATATATATATATTAAATTTTCAAAATTGAGGTAGATTTTTCTCTAACAAATATGTTAAAAAGAATCATTTCGTCTATCCCATCCTCCTCATTTTGTATTTTTTGATAACTTTTAATTAAATTTGGATTTCTATTATTTGTATAATCTAAGCAGTTTTTATAATATATTAATGTTCCAAGTTTACAATTATATTGTTTATTTAATTTTGAAAATTTAATAGATGTTGAAGAGAGAAAACCAGTTATTGTTAAAAGTCGTTGTCCTAATGTTTTTGTATATTCTTTACCTCTTTCAGTCATCATATCATATGCATCAAAGTGATCTCTATGAATTTCTCCCTTTTTATATTTTGTCACACGCATATTTTCAAAATAATCTGATGAAATATTAACTAAATCACTGAATTTTGATATAATATCAGGTATTTCATTATTTTTTATCCATATTGTGCTGCGCTCTTTATCTTCAAATTTTGATAATTTTAATATAGTAATCATATCTTCCTCAGTAAGCACCGAATTATCTATTTTGATTTTTTCCTCTGATTCTTCTAATACTGGAGTCTCAAGTGTATAACTATCTACTAACGGATAATTATATTCAATATTGCGATTTTGTTCTCTAAACCACAAATTAAATGCCCATTTTTCACCTTCAATAACAGGCAGTCCAGCGTGTTCACTTAATTCATGTCGCTTATTTGTACCATCCATGACATTATAAAATACTAATAGTTTGCCCTTTTCAGAAATAACGTGTTTATTTAATTTTGTAAATTTAGTTCCTCCACCTTTTGAAACTGTATTTAAATATACTAACGTAGTTATCATACGTTGCCCACCTCTTTTCATATTTCTTTTTGATTTTTCTGAATTATCAAATAACCATCCGTCATAATGTTGTTTGTATTGTTGTTCTTTTTCATAATATATTACTTGATACTGTTCAGCATTTTCTAACGGTAATCCAACTAATTTAGAAATATTTTCTGCAATTTTTTTGGTTATATTATCAAAATTATGTTCTATCCAAGTATTTTTTCCAGATCTACCCTCAGATACAAAACCTTCTTTTTCTCCAGAAACTATAGATTGTTTTAATTTATCTTTCGAAATATTAATTATATGGTCACATTCCTCATCACTTAAAAAGTTTTCTATAGTATATATCATAGGATCCGTATTTAAAATCGTTTTTGTAGGAGATACCCTTAATTTATCATATTTTATTGAGTTGTCTATTTTTCTCTCTTCTTCTTTTAATTCTTTTATTTGTTTAATTTCATCTTTTACCTCTTTTGATTCTTGATTCAATAAATTATCATAATTTATTTGAAAGTTAAGAGTTTTATCATTGATTACATCAATCGAACATACATCCTCTGTTGTTTTATCTAATTTTTTTTCCTGCGTAACTTGTTGAATTTCAACCATATATTTAATATAAAAAATACAAAGTTTAAATACTTATTTTCCAAAATTTAATAATAATTTTAAATATAGTATTTAAAATTATTACTATTATATATAGTATACAATATGCCAAACTCTAATAACAAAGTATGGATTGAATCAACTAGACCAGGAACCGTTTATAGAGTATTTGAACAACATAAAAAAAATGGCTTAAATGCTAGCGGCGAGGCACCAGTATTTGTTGTTCCTGAAGTTATTCATAAAAAAATTAAACTTCGATAAACTTCGATAAAATTATATAAATTTGAAAGATAATTTTTCTAAATATTATTTATATAGTATTTAAAAAATTTATAAATATTATATTAGTATGAAACTTCTAGTAGACAATAGGGAACCATGGGGGCTTATTGAACAGATTAAAGTAAGAGTTGAAAACGTAGAATTTAGTAATTTAGACATTGGTGATTTTATTATTAAAAATGATAATAATGAAATGATAATGATATTCGAACGAAAATCTTTGACCGATTTAATTTCTAGTATTAAAGATGGTAGATATGTTGAACAGTCATTTAGACTATCACAATTACCTATTAATAATCATAATATATTTTATATTATTGAAGGAAATATGCATGACTTTATTATTAAAAATAATGAAACAGTGAGAAAAATGTTATTTTCATCTATGTTATCATTATCATATACTAAAGGTTTCTCATTATTTCATACAAATGGATTTTTAGATACTGGTGAATTTATTATCCGATTTTTTGAGAAATTAGGCTCAGGAATGCTAAATAAACCACCTTCTTCTATAGAAAATCAACTATATTCTGATGTTATTAAAGTATCAAAAAAATCGAATATTACAAAAGATAATATAGGAGAGATAATGTTAGCGCAAATACCCGGGTTAAGCATTAATGTAGCACAATCATTAATGACAGAATTTAGAAGTATTAAAAATTTAATTTTTGCATTAGAAAAAGATAAATATATTTTAGATAATTTTCAAGTTGAGTGTAAAAATGGAAAAAGAAAAATAAATAAAAATGTTGTTAATAATATTATTGAGTTTCTTGTGAGCTAAGGGGTCTCCCCTTATCGGGGGTTTAAGGGGTCTCCCCTTATCGGGGGTTTAAGGGGTCTCCCCTTATCGGGGGTTTAAGGGGTCTCCCCTTATCGGGGGTTTAAGGGGTCTCCCCTTATGTAGAAATACTAACCTCATTATCTTTATAAAAACCTTTATCTATTAAAGATTGTGTATATTTACCACCACCCCAATTTGGATCCATTGGATTTGCACTAATACCATTTGAATTATTAGTAAACATTTTATCTAAAGGCGTGTTTAAACCAATATATTGATCATTTGGATCAAATCCTGGTAAAGAATTTTTATTATATGGAGGATCATCGTGGTTTGCATCGAATAGTTTAGATACAGGAGCAATTTCATGATATAATGGTGGAGTTGGAGGTAGACCCCCTTGTAAATCTGTTGGTGAGGGACGTTGTTTATATATAGGATTACCTTGTGCATCATATGAGTGTTGTAAAAATAATACAGGACAATTGATATCTTGACTACGTTGCCAATTAGTAAATTCTACATAATCTTCTAAATTATTAAATTTAATGGGATTAACTCCTGGAATTTCTGCTAATTTCGAATTATATAAGAAAATCGAATTTTCTTTTTGTATAAGAATATTTGGACATTGATTATTTTTATTTCCAAAAAATTCAATACATGGATATGGTTTATTAAAAATAACAAATAATAATCCCAATAAAAATATTATAATAATTAGTGATAACTTTGTTTTAAACATATATATATATATCTTCAAATATTTTTAATAAAAATATTGAATTTTTAATATATACAAATGCTTTAGCAAATAAAATATTTCCTTATTAACAAAGTTATATAAATATTTTAAACTTATATTTTAAATAAAATTAGTAAACATAAAATATAAAATATAAAATATATTTTTAATTTTTATTTTTTATTTTATATATAGAAAAAATAAATAATATAAATAAAATAGATAAAATCAATACATATTAAGTAATATTATTATAAAATAATATTATTTAATAAGAACAATAATATTTATGTAATATTACATTATATTTTATAATATGATAAATATATATAATGGTAAATGATACAGAAAGACATAGAAAAACTAAAGTTAGTAATAAGATACAATCACTTTCTTTAGCTAATATCATACATAATATCCCAATTCGTTCAACAAATACATATATGTATAATTCTGGGGTATTTATGAATAAAGATCATATTATTGTCAACAAACTTCATAATAAAACAAAACATGATCAAAAAAAATTAACTGATTTAATAGAATACAGTAAAAAGAATGTAGTATTCAATATGCCTGGTATTAGAAAAAATATACTGAATGTTTCTGCACCAGCATCTGGACCAGCATCTGGACCTGCACCAGCACCAGCACCAGCACCAGCACCTGCACCAGCACCAGCACCAGCACTAGCACCAGCACTAGCACCAGCACCAGCCGTACATACACAGAGATCGAATCCTGTTAAAAAAGCAACATCAGATTCATTGCTGCCAAACACAAATATTCTATCTCAATCGGTTTACTATAATAAGAAGTTTAATGTTGTTGATTTAAATAATTTATTATCTAAATGGGACGATCCTTCGAATAATATTAATAATTATATTAACTACAATATTAATGAAATTATTGGACAAAGTTGGAATACTAATTATGCTGCTTATCATGATAACTCGGGTGGCATTAGAACAGAATATTATATTGATTTAAGTGGTAATTATAACACAGACATAAGTACTGATACATTAAAACAAAATTATATTGATATCTTGACATATTCGGATAGTAATACAGATATTAGTTATAATAAAGAAGCACTATTCCGTATACATAAAATATTTGATTATAATAATGATGGAGCTATTACAATTGATGATTATTACAATATGTTGTTGAGCCACCCTCTACGGAGGAGTTTAGATTTACCAGGATCTATTGGTTATGTTCCTTTTGGTTATACTTCCAAAAATTATATGAATAATCGAGCAACAAATTCACCATTTTTAAATAGTTCTATAGCTGTTACATATGGTTCAAAATCTTCTAATAAAGAAATATATAAAATAGAGTCTAATACCGTATCAAAAAAAAATAAAGTAAAAAGACCAACAACAAACGCATCAGTTGATGAAATACGAGAAAATATTAATTTATTCAAAATCTTAAAATCTATAAATTTACCAGTAACAAAATCTGTTCAAACAAATAATAATTACACTATTGATATTGAGTTTGTTACACAAGCTGAAACTTATTCTGGTAATTTCTTTAAATTTACAGTAAATCCAGATCCATCGTCTGTATTATTAGGTGGTTTACAATTTGATTATGAATTAAATGGATTAATTGGTTACAATCCTGACATATCTAATAGTTTTTTTAGTGATGCAAGTTGGAATGCTGGTATACTACTTGAAACAGTTATTGACAATGTAACTATTAATCATTTATCAACTGATGTAATGTCTAGACTAGTAATGGTTCTTAATTTTGATTCTTCTCATAATGCAAATATCTTAGAACGTCTTAGCGGGCATGATATAAGTGAAAATTATCTACCTGGATTACAAGACATAAATAGATTAGTGTTTTATATGCAAGTTTTAAGAGAGGATGATGATTATAATGTATATGTAATTAATGATTCAAATATTTTATTAAATAATCCAATAGTAGTTGATTCAAATTCAGCTGAGTTAGAATGTTCTACATTAGATGCTATTGTTAATGTTACCTCAGAATCAATCTATCTATCCGCTTTAAATACTCAGGATGATCAAGATCAACAATTTGTAATTATGATTGATATATCATCAGATACTTCATTTAATGGTATTGAATTAGATTATGATATTTGTGGAACAACGATTAATTCTTCTTTGACTGATTTTCAATACACTATAGAAGGTCAAGTAATAGAAGAAATAGGAGAATCAGAAAATCATCAAAATACGAATCCCGTATATATAAATTTAGAAAATGAAGCTCTTGGTCAAGCTTTAGCTATGCCACGGCCATATCCTTATATGGATAAATTAGTATATTTAAAATATAATAACACAACGCATATAAAATTATATTTATTATTACAAGATAGACCTAATTATATTAATATTAATAATGTTAAAATTTCTTATATAGACCCTTCTGGTGTTGCCAAACTACGTCAACAAGTCCATTTTACTGAACCGCCACCAGCTCTACAAAATATGGCATTGAGATATGATCCAGTTCGATTAGTTATGAATCAAGAAGAAGAAGGAACAAATCTATTACCATGGGAATATACTTCAATTATGCCCCCTTTCAATTTACCAATGTCTATTGCTGATATTTTACTTATATTGAACATGATGGTTTTTAATAGAACATATCTAGAAGATCCAATTGTATGGCAACGTGTTTTTGGTATTATTGAACCTGCTGGAGTTAAGGGAGTTGATTGGTCTATTAATTCAAGTGGAAGAGCAGTTATACAAAGTCAAACACTAAGAGATGCATTCAGAGTCGACAATGGGCATATCACCAGTCGATACCCTGATATTAATATAGGTGATTACGTTCCCGACCC